CCCCTATCTCTTACCCCCCTATAATCCCCCCTTAATCTCCCCCGAAAAGAAAGAGAGAGGGCGCGCTCTGTCGGTGGCGGTGGGGGGATTGGGAGACTCTACTTAGGCGAGAGGTGGTGAGTGTGGCATTAACGCCAAAGCAAGAAAGATTTGTGCAGGAGTACCTTGTGGATTTGAATGCCGCACAGGCTGCTCTTCGGGCAGGGTATAAAAACCCTGAAATTGGGCGGCAGCTAATTACGAAAAATAACGTTTCTTCCGCAATTCAGGAAGCAAAGAGAGCCAGAAGTGAACGGACAGAGATTACACAGGACTATGTGCTTGCCAAGCTGAAGGAAATCACAGATAAACCGGCCTCGGATGCGAATGACAGCGATCTGAAGTATTCCAGCAAGATAAAAGCACTTGAACTGTTAGGGAAACATGTGGGAGCGTTCGATGGAAAGGCGAACGGCGATGGAGATACGGAGGTTAAGGTGGTCATAGATGTCTGAGATTCGTTTATCGTCCGTCCTTGGACCTGCATTCCACCTACTGGCTCGTGACGTATTCCAACACGGACACACACACTATGATTTGTCTGGTGGCCGAGGCTCGCTTAAATCTTCCTGCGTTTCCCTGCTGGTGCCGCTTATCTTGCTGACCAATTCAAACACCCACGCCTTGGTACTTCGCAAAGTGGCGAACACCATCCGGGACAGCGTGTATGCACAATATCTATGGGCAATCGGAGAATTGGGTATGGCGGCGTACTGGGACGCTAAGGTTCAACCTATGGAGCTGATTTATAAGCCGACTGGGCAGAAAATCATGTTCCGGGGCGCTGATGACCCCATGAAAATAAAGTCCATTAAGGTTCCGTTCGGATATATCGCTGTAACACACTTTGAAGAAAAAGATCAGTTTTCCGGTCGGGCGGAGATTCGAACCATTTTACAATCTACCATGCGCGGCGGGTCGAAGTTCTGGAACTTTGAGAGCTACAATCCACCCATAAGCCGGGACAACTGGGCCAATAAGGATAGCTTGGAGGAAAGAGCAGACAGGCTGTGCCACAAGAGTACATACTTGGAAGCCCCACCGGGGTGGTTGGGGGCGCAGTTCCTAGCAGAAGCTGAACACTTGAAGACCACGGACGAGAGGGCCTATCGCCATGAATACTTGGGCGAAGCTGTCGGCACCGGCGGGAATGTATTTGAGAATCTGGAGTTGAGGGAAATCACGGACGAAGAGTTCGCTTCCTTTGACCGTATCTATCAAGGTGCGGACTGGGGCTGGTTCCCGGACCCATTTGCCTTTATCCGACTCCACTATGACCGGGCTAGAGAGACAATATACCTAATGGACGAGATATACCAAAATAAGCTGACCAACGAGGCGAGCGCAAAGTTGATCCTATCCAAAGGATACAAGGATGCTTACATTACCTGCGACAGCGCCGAGCCGAAGTCAGCGGCGGACTACCGGGCAATGGGGCTTCCGGCCAAGGAAGCAATCAAAGGCCCTGGAAGCGTGGAATATGGCATGAAGTGGCTCCAGCGGAGGAAGATTGTTATTGACCGCCGGAGGACACCAAACGCATATAACGAGTTTGTGAATTATGAGTATGAGCGAAATAAGGATGGGGAGATCATCAGCGGGTATCCTGACGAGAATAACCACCTTATTGACGCCACAAGATATGCTCTCGAGCGTGTATTTAGGAGAATGGGGATGACTGCATGAACCTTGAACAAGCGATGAACTATCTTGTTTTTTATAATGGATATGAAGAAATCGTTCATTCATTGCTAGAGCATATATCTATGTTTTCTGAAGGAGGGACGATTCTACCCCCTAAAAGTCTTAAATATGGGGATGAAAGCGAAACTGTTGAAGCTATCCTATGGTTTACCCTTGTCTGTATGTTCGGGGATTATGGGACATCTCCGCGGTTTGGATGGATTGACAAAAAGAAAGAAGCAATTGCGTTTCTAAACAGCCTGCTTTCGGATGAGGTGCCCGAATGAACATTACCGAAAAACTAAAACAGCTCGGTTACTCCACCGTCCCAGAGGAGTTTTACCGCAAAGTGCAGGAGTGGAAATCTTGGTATGTGGGCGACGTGAAGGGCTTCCACAGGTACAAGGTCAGAAACGGCACGAGCATGGTCAAATGCAAGCGCTTCACGCTTAACATGGGCAAGAAGATCCCGGAAGATTGGGCAAACCTTCTGATGAACGAGAAGGTGGAGATTACCATTGAGGGCCAGAGGGAACAGGAATTTGTTGACCATGTGCTCAAAGAAAACAACTTTCTGGTCAAGTCAAATGAAATGCAGGAGAAAGCATTCGCGCTCGGGACGGTGGCGTTTATTCCCCGTGTAGTGGGAATGAAGGCCACGGAAGAAGGCCCCGTACCTGGTAGTGCTGACGGCATTGTGATGGATTATGTGACCGTGGAGCATATCTGGCCGCTAGCATGGCAGAACGGAATCATTACGGAGTGCGCCTTTGACAGCATCGTGACCGTCAACGGGGAGGATTATTGTTATCTCCAAATTCATCACAAGGTAGATGGCTTATACGACATTGAGAATCGCATCTATCATTACCGCAATAACAATGTGGATGCAGAACTGGACTTATCCGACGTCAAGGGATTTGAGTTAGTCCCTCCCGTGGTACATACCGGATCAGATCAGAGGCAGTTTGTTATTGATCGGCCTAATATAGCCAACAATTTTGACAATTCCCCGCTTGGAATTTCTGTCTATGCAAATGCCATCGATGTCCTTAAGGGCGTAGATGTGGCCTATGACAGCTATGTAAATGAGTTTGTCCTTGGGAAAAAGCGCATCATGGTCAAGCCGTCTGCAACCAAAGACCTCGACGGAGAGCCATTTTTTGACCCGGACGACTTGGCTTACTATGTACTCCCGGAGGATGTAAGCGACGGTGCGGTCATCACGCCCATCGACATGACACTCCGTACCCAGGAGCACAACACGGGCATCCAAGACCAACTGAATCTACTGTCCAGCAAGTGTGGCTTTGGAGAAAACCATTACCGCTTCGACCAGGGGAGCATTACCACAGCCACCCAGGTCATCAGTGAAAACAGCACAATGTTCCGTACCATCAAGAAGCATGAAATCATTTTGGAACAGGCCATTACAGAGCTGTGTCATATCATTCTTCGGCTCGGTAATGCAGCCATGAACGCCGGGTTGGACGAAGAAGCTAAAGTGACTATTGATTTTGATGATTCCATCATTGAGGACAAGACCACGGAACGAAATAATGACCGGCAGGACCTTGCGGCAGGCATTATGAACGACTGGGAGTACCGCATGAAGTGGTACAACGAGGACGAGGCCACGGCAAAGAAGATGCTGCCGAATATGGAGAATATGACGGACGAGGAGGAAGAAGAGATTGAATGAGGTATCCATTCACTCCAGAGCTTCTCGATGCCCTACCAGAAGAGCTGGCCGAACTGTACCGCAGTCTGGAAGCGACACTTCTTGAAGAGATATGTTCCCGCCTGAAAATTTCTGGTGAACTGAACGAGGTAACGGTGCAGGACATCCGGGCACTCCGCTCACACGGCATCGACCTGAAGGACATAGAAAAGGCCATCCAGCGCACCGCAAACATCAGCCAACGGGGCTTGAAAAAGCTTCTGGACGACGTTGTGGAGCGCAATCAGCAGTATTACCGGGATGTCATGGACCTTGCAGGTGTGACGGCCACGGAGACGCTGGTGAGCATTGAGGATATCTGGGCTATCTACGAGCAGACGCGGCAGACCTTCCGCAATCTGACCCGCTCTATGGGCTTCCTGGTTGACAACGGGCGAACGATGCTGGCTCCGGCGAGAGCCTACCAATGGGCGCTGGACAATGCCGAGATGCAGATCACAAGCGGGGCCATTTCTTACAATCAGGCCATCAAAAGCTCCGTCAAACAGCTTGCGGACAGCGGTATCAAGGTTGTGGATTACGAGAGCGGCCACCGTGACCATATCGACGTGGCAGCCCGCCGGGCGGTGATGACGGGGGTGTCTCAGCTTTGTGCCAAGTACACGGAGCAGAGTGCAGAGTATTTGGAAACTCCTTATTTTGAAGTGTCCGCCCACATCGGGGCACGAGATAAGGGTGTCGGCTGGCAAAACCACAAGGCATGGCAGGGCCGGGTGTACTCCGTAAGGACCGTAGACAAGTATCCGAGCATTTATGAGGTGTGCGGGCTTGGCTATGTGGACGGCTTGGAGGGTGCAAACTGCCGACATATCAGGACTGCCTTTGTGGATGGTGTGATGGAGCGAACATATACCGACGAAGAACTTGCTCACATAGACGATGGGCACGACGTGGATTTTGAGGGAAAGCACTACACAGCTTATGAGGCCACACAGAAACAGCGGAAGGTCGAGCGAACTATCCGCAAGCTGAAGCGAGAACAGACCGCATACAAGGCCGCAGGACTGACGGAGAACTACCAGGCGGTGACTACCCGTATCCGGAGACTGAATCAGGAATACAAGGCGTTCAGCGAGGCGGCGGGGCTACCGTTACAAAGAGAAAGAATGCAGGTTCAATATCCGGAAGAGCTAACCAGCATAAAACAATTTTCCGGGCTGGAATCATATCAAGGGAACATAAAAATTGTCGGTAAATTCTCTTCCAGACAATATCAGGTGCAGCTTGACCCGCCGCAGATTAGCGGCGTGACAGACCACTTTGCAAATAACCTTACGATGAAACCGGATAGATCTGCATTGACGATTGAAGCGTCGCAGAGTATCATAAATAACAGCAGGTTAGTTTTGTATCAGACTGACCGGAATACATTGAAATTCTTGGCAGATAGCGGTTATGTAGTTTTAAGCGTTGACGGGAAGATTGTAACAGCGGTCCCGGAAAAGCTGAGAAAGAAGTATCGGGACTATTTGGAGGGGAAATGATATGGCGAAAAATCACAATGATAAATGCGTTTGCCCTCTTTTTGGGCGAGAAATCCTATATGGAGAGTGCTATGAGGTCCAAGAAGTTCGGGAGGACGAGATGGACATGGAGCTTGCAATAGAGCCGTTTGACGTAGATAAAGCAAATGAAGTCTGCGAGAAGTGCAAGTGGTATGTTGTGGAGGGCAGCGCGTGATAAAAGAAATTAACGGGAAAACATGGTATTTCTGCCCGTACTGCGGGAAAGCTCTTTTCCCGGTTCGACCGGATACCAAAGTAGAGCACATGCCGTTTCGATGCAAGGCATGTAAGCACGACATGGAAGTAAATATCGCATAGAGCCAAGAGCCTGTGAGCCAAGAGCCATCAGTTTCCGAGGATTCCTCGGTGGTTGATGGCTCTTTTTGTTTTGCCGAGAGGCGTAAAACCGCAGGGCGACGGCCCTGACAATAAACGGAGGTAACTACTATGAGCGAACCTATCAATAATCCTACCCAGGCCCCTGCGCCGGAGCCCGCCCCTGCGAAGACCTTCACGCAGGAGGAAGTGGATGCCATGATCGGCAAGCGGCTTGCGAAAGCCATGAAGGGTATGCCCAGCGAAGAAGAGCTGACCGCCTACCGCACCTGGAAGGACGGGCAGGCCGGAGAGAAAGAACGCTGGGACAAGCTGACTGGCGAGAGGGATACTCTCTCCGGAAAGCTGACAACCGCAGAAGCGGAGAGAGACCAGTTGAAGCGTGAGTTGTATGTCCTGAAAAAGGGCTTGACCGGCGAGGAGGCGGAGTTCATCGCTTTCAAGGCAGGGAAGATGGTGGACGACAAGACCACCTTTGAGCAGGCCGTGGACGCGCTTACCGCCGACCGCAAGAAGACTTCTTTTGACTGGACTGCTCCAGTGGGCGGAGGGAAGACAAAAACAGGAGAAAACGATGTAATGAACGCCCTGATCCGGGGCGCACTGAAATGAAAGGAGAACATAAATGGCAGTTGACATTATCGATAGAAGCAAACTTTCTGGGCTTATCCCTGAGCCCGTAACCCGTGAAATTATCCAGGGGGCCGTAACGGAGTCCGCTGTGCTGCGGATGGCCCGTCGGCTGCCCAACATGACCAGTAAGACACAGACCCTCAATGTTCTGGACGCACTGCCCACCGCCTACTTCGTCAATGGTGAGCCAACCACCGGAGCGTCCGACTCCAAGGCTTCGCTGAAAAAGACCACAAACATGGCTTGGGACAAGAAAAAAATTTACGCTGAGGAAATCGCGGTTATCGTCCCCATTCCAGAAGCGGTGTTGGATGATAGCGATTACGATATCTGGGGCGAGGTTCGGCCTAGACTCCAGGAGGCATTCGGAAAGGTCATCGACGCCGCTATTCTGTACGGCACGGACAAGCCGACTTCTTGGCGTGATGGCCTTGTCCCTTCTGCCACTACCGCAAGCGCTGTTGTGACCGCTACCAGCGACATTTTCAAGGACATCATGGGCGAGGGCGGCGTGATTGCCAAAGTGGAGGAGAGCGGCTATATCCCCAACGGCGTAATGGCGGCTATCCAGATGCGCGCCAAGCTGCGCGGCCTTGTGGATAAGAACGGTCAGCCCATTTTCAAGACCGATATGCAGGGGGATACCCGCTACGCGCTGGACGGCATGAGCATGTACTTCCCCGTGAACGGTGCTTACGACCCGGAGGAATCCCTAGCTATCGTGGGCGACTGGAGCCAACTGGTCTACGCCATTCGGCAGGATATGACCTTCAAGATTTTCGACAGCGGCGTGGTACAAGATCCCACCACTGGAAATATCCTTTATAACCTGATGCAGAACGACATGGTGGCCCTCCGCGCCGTCATGCGGCTGGGCTGGGAGATTCCCAATCCCATCAACGCCTTCAACGTCGGCAATGAGAACGCCTTCCCTTTTGCTGTTTACGCACCGGCGGGGGGTTAATAGGGTCTGACACTTTAACGCTATTCCCCAGCGGTCAGACCCTATTGGGGAAACAGGTTTCCGAGCTTGTGGGTGATGACCTGAAGGTCTATGCGAACGGCGCTGTAACGGGCACATTTCATTATGTGACCAACTACACCGAGTTCAGCAGCGCCCCGGACGAGCAGAGCGGGTATTATTTCCCGTTTCACCTGACAAAGACCGGAACACAGATGACCTTCAAGAAAAATGGCTCTCCCACAAAGGAAAACATCCTGTTTGACGCGGACATTGTCTTCCAGGTGACCAAGGATGACACCTTCGAGGTGCTTGTTGATGATTCCAGCGTAGCGAAATTTAGTTTCACTGGGGCGACGTTTGAGCCGCAGGCTAAGACGAAAGCCCGTGCGAAGAAGTAAGGAGGCGGCCTGATGGCTTACGCAGATTATGAGTATTACACTGCTGCGTATCTAGGCAAGACTATCCAAAAGGCTGACTTCCCTCGTCTGTCCCTGCGTGCAAGTTATTTCTTGGATTACTACACGCAGGGGCGGGCGGCCTCAAACAGCGAGTTGGATGCACTGAAAATGGCCTGTTGCGCCGTGGCAGAACAGTACCAGAGCATCGACCTTGCCCAGCAAGCGGCCCTGAATGCTCTTAAAAACTCCGCAAATGCTGGAGAGGCCGGAGAGTTGCAAAGCCAGAGTGTGGGTAGCTGGTCCAAAGCTTACCGAAGCGGCGGTGAAAGTGCCCAGCAGGCCACGGCAGTGGCTCAGTCGGCACAAACACATCTTGCATCTGTTGCAGCGCAGTATTTAGCCGGTACGGGCCTTCTATACCGTGGAAGGGGGTGCGGCTATGGACATGTTCCCCCATGTTGTGACGGTCTATAACACCTACGTTGAGACGGACCATTCCACCTTTGAGGAGACCACAGTGAACCACATCACTGTCCTACGGGGAGTCCTCCTGGATGCCTCTAAGGGTTCCAATGTAACCAAGAGCGGGCTGGAAAGCGCGGATGCAGTCAACCTGTACATTCCATTTTCGGTTGAGGCGTTGGACGGTGTGACAGGCATCCAAAGAAGGTATGTCGGGCCAGTCGAGTTCTGGAAAGCAGATGATAAAAGCGACCTATGGACGCTCTCTGTGGCCCGTGATAGTTTTTTCATCAAGGGTGAGGCTATACACCCGGAATGGACGGTAGAGACCATAGAGGCCGACTACGACGGTGTGTACGATATTACTAAAGTCGATGAAAAGGACTTCGGCGGTGAAATGGCTCACTGGGAAGTTGGTGGGGTTTAATGCTGAAATTCAGTTTCCGCGCCGAAGGGCTGGAAGCAATCAGGGACAAGTTGGATGAGGAGTGCACCAAAGCGGAGCATACTGTGGCACTCCAGGTGCGGAAGGACACATCACCATATGTTCCGATGCTTACCGGATCATTGGACAAACGGACGCGGGTAGATGGTTCAGAAGTGATTTACCCAGGCCCATATGCACGCTACTTATATTTTGGAAAACTAATGGTAGACCCGGCTACAGGTAGCAGTTATGCATCAAAGGGCACAACAAAGGTCTTGACTGACAAAAACCTTGTATTTAATACAGCATCACATGCGCAGGCACAATCCCATTGGTTCGAAGCCAGCAAGGCCGAGAATTTGGATAACTGGATTCGGACGGCGGATAAGGCGGTGAAACGTGAACTCTGAGAAAAAAGAGAAACCCCGCATGCTGGCGGCGACAGAAGAAGTGGATAAAATCTCCCGCTCCATGCTGGTGTGGGCCAATACCTTCCCGGAAAAGCCGGTGGACATCATTAAATATGAGTTTCTGTCCGCTGACCAGGGAGACGAGACCGGTATGGCATTGTCTACCATCCAGGGGACCTATATCACAAAGCGGTTCATCCTGGGCGGCTATCAGGCGGAGTACCAATTCAAACTAATTTATCGTATTAAGCCTGGGCGCAGCAACGACAAGCGCCTGGAGGCTGACGAGCTACTGAACCACTTCGGTGACTGGGCAAGAAAAAATCTTCCTGATTTGGGAGACGAGATTCGGGCGCTCCGAGTTGAGCCCACCACACAATCCTCTAAATTTGCCGCTTATGAGGACGGTTATGAAGACTACCAGATTTTGATGAAACTGACATATGAAGTTGGCGTTTGAAAGGAGAAAAACAATGCCTGAGTCTGATTTGACTTTTAATACTACGCCGGGCCAGACCGTAGGCCGTGAAATGTTAATTGCTTACCTAAACACTGGAGAGAGCTCTACGCCTACTTGGTCTCCAATCGGTAAGCGTGTAGAGGACAGTTCAGCCGAATACGACTGGCAAACAGAAACCAAAGTTGATATTTTTGGAAATACCTATACCAACGGGAAGAAACCAACCATTACACAAACCTTTGACCCATGTGAGTTGGATGCAGATGACGCAGCACAGGAAAAAATATGGAACCTTGCTATCAAAGATCAGAACGTGAACGCTTTGATGAATCAAGATATGCTTATTGTCCATCTGTATGCGGGGACGGCCGGAACAGCGGTATTTGCTGAAAGATACTCCTCATGCTCTATTTTGCCGTCCGGGCTCGGTGGTGAAGGCGGTGGCACAATTGGGATGCCAATTGATGTTACATATGGCGGCACTAGAACTGTTGGTACAGCATCGATTAGTGATGGAACTGTGAAATTCACACCGGGAACCGTGGAGGTTTAACTTATGAAGGAACTGAATTTTGACTCCGGCCTTGTTACATATTCTTTGAATGGCAAGTGCGAGGTATCGTTCAACCCCACTGACAGCAACTTCGTTGAGCGGCTGTACTCCGCTTTTGAGGATCTGGACAAGAAGCAGGAGAGCTATAAGGCCCAGATCGAGAAGATGGTGGACAAGAAGGAAATCTTCGAGTTTGCCAAAGAGCGGGACGCTGAAATGCGCGGCATTATTGACGGCGTGTTCGATGCCCCTGTGAGCGAGTCTGTCTTCGGCGGCATGAATGTCTATGCCATTGCCAACGGCCTCCCTGTCTGGTGCAACTTGATGATGGCGGTCATGGATGAGATTGATACCACTTTCACCAGAGAGCAGAAGCTTACTAACCCGCGCATCAGCAAGTACACAGCGAAATACCAGAAGTATCAGAAGAAGTAATCAAAGGAGCACGCCATGAGCTATGGACTTCCAAAAAGCGTGGAGATAGACGGGCAGGAGTTTGCTATCCGCTATGATTATCGGGTTATCCTAGACATTTTCGAGGCCATGAACGACCCCGATTCCAGCGAGGAAGACCGGGCCCTTGACGTGCTCCAAATCTTCTATGTGGATTTTGACGAGCTGACCGACTATGACGCGGCCATAAAAGAGGTTTTTCGATTCATCAACGGCGGCGAGGAGCCACGGAAGCAGAAAGGCCCCCACCTTGTGGACTGGCCTATGGACTTCCCCCGCATCATTGCCCCTATCAACCGTGTGCTGGGCTATGAAGCCCGCGCTGTGGACTACGACATCGAAACCAACACGGGCGGCATCCACTGGTGGACTATCCTCGCGGCCTACGCAGAAATAGGGGACTGCCTCTTTGCCCAGATCGTCCGCATCCGCGACAAGAAGGCAAAGGGCAAGCCGCTGGACAAGTCTGACAGGGAGTTCTACCGCAAGAACCGTGACATCATCGACATCAAGCAGACTTACAGCGAGGCGGAGAATGACCTTGTAAAGATTTGGACAGGGGGATAACCTCCGGTTAACTGCACCTTGAAAACTTCATATTGAGATAGCGGAAATATTTTTGGAAAACCTCTTGACTTTCTGTGTACACGCTATATAATAAATGTGTACACAGAAAGAAGGTGATAAAATGTCGCCCCGTACAGGCAGACCAAAGGCCGAAAACCCGAAAGATATACAGTTAAAAATCAGAGCCGACAAACAAACGATTGAAGACTTAGATTTTTGCTGTGAGAAGTTGGACAAAACAAGAAGTGATATTATCCGGCTTGGTATCCAAAAGGTTAGGTCTGAGGTAGAAAAATAGAGTGCTGGCGGGCCTAGCAAGCAACACCAACACTCTACATCACCAGAGGTCTCCCACTGGATAAATCCATTCTATCACAGTGGGAGCCTCTAATCAATATGAAAAGAGGTTTTCCATATGAACGAGAAAAACACTCTTCAAGAATTGCTTAACCAGTTGACTAACAACGAGCATTGGGTCAAGCGTATTGCCGCCGCCTATCTGGGTGTAAGGGCCGAACAGGTGGTTATCGCGGTGAAAGGCGGTGATGCGGAATGAGGCCAGGAATGATTCAGTTGCGTGATTCGGTGGAAGAATCAGCAAACGACCTAAACCAGATTTGCAGTACAATGGAAATCCTGCTTGCCAGTATGTACGAGTCCAGCGAGGAAGCGAATCCAGTGAGGGAGGCTATGGCGCTCCTTTGGAAAAACACCATTGAAGTGCGTGACCGTTTGCTTGGGAGCTGCATAGATTCTGGATTCAGTTGGAAGGAGACGACCGCATGAACGAACTTAAAGTTTTTAATTTCCACGACATAGATGTAGTTGATAGTCGGGACGTGGCTGAAATGGTTGGAAGAAATCATAACGAGCTTTTGAAAAGTATTCGGACCTACCAGCAGTATTTAGCCGAGGGGAACTTCGCCCACGGCTCTTTCTTCATTGAAAGCAGCTACATGGATGGAAACAACCAAGAACGGCCCAGCTATTTAATCACCAAAAAGGGCTGTGACATGATTGCAAACAAAATGCAAGGCAAAAAAGGCGTACTGTTTACAGCGGCCTACGTCACGGCCTTTGAGAAGATGAACGAGCAGTTAAAATCACCCGCCCGCATTGCCCCGGAGGTATCTCCCAACGCCATTGCAAACCTGATCCGAATTACCCGTCGAGTGATGCTGGACATGGGCAGTACGCCCCAGGAGGTGGGCGCTATGACAAGAGACGTATTCGCAACCTGGAACATCCCGGTCCCGGTTTCCTTTAACCGTCAAATCACTGGGCAGATGTGCTTGCCTGGGATGGATGGAACAAAAGAACTGACGGCATAAAAAAGCCCCCGCTATCTCGATATGAGGTAGCGGGGGCTCTTATAACTAATTAATATCTTCCCTGTGAATTGTAAAGTGCTGTTTGCTGTCTCTGGCACTTCCAAGATCGATATAAGATGTTTGAAATTCCTCCCAATCGTCTGGAAGTTCCCATACAACATGCCCGACAATTTCCATACCAGGAGAAACAGCACCAACAAATACCACCGCATCATCTACGGTGCCAACAACGACCTTCGGCAACACCTTTCGCCCATCGGCGTAAGCATTAAAGCCAATGTTTGCTACATTTTGAACATTTTCCGTTGTGTTCTTTGCAGAAAAGATTACACACAATAGCCCCTTTCCTGAATCTTCCGGCTCTATTGTGCCGAGCGATGTTTCAAGAGCGGTTGTCCATTTTATATCCACAATCGACAGGTCAAATCGGTCTGCATTTAGCGTTGCATCAATGCCGACACTGTTTTCATCTATTTTCTCGGATGGTTCTGGCTGCTGTGTCTGCTGGTTGACAAGTTCGTTTTGCGCTGGCCCATTAGAACCAGAATTTGATGGTTTAGCAGTACGGCTGCCAAAGGTAATGGCAACAGCCGAAAGAACAGCGGCAATAATTACAACGGCGAATAGAACATTGTTTTTAACCCGTCTATTCCGATTTGTTTGGTTGTTTTCTGTATCAAATACGGCTGCCTGCGGCGTATTTGTTGCGTATTCGCTCTCAACTACGAGGTGTGATCCAGATATTGCTGTGTTTACAATTTTTGAAGTGTCATCCGGCGATACGAGGATTGAAATTGAACAGTCGATTTTACGCCCCTTTTGGAACGAAAGCGTATGGGGTCCATCTTGAGCGTATGCAGAAACGGTTGTGCCGTTTCTTAAAATCCCAACCACTTTGTCATCCAAAAGCACCGTGAAGTCAACAGCGCATCCCCACGGCGATTTTTCTCTTGTAATAATGATTTCTTTGTACCCTTCCAATGTAAATCTCTCCTATCAAGGTGGTGTTTAATGTGGCCGCTGACGGCTCCATCGTCATTGAAACCAATATTGACAATAAGAAAGCACAAAAAGAGCTGAATCAGCTTGCTAAGAAAATCCAATCGCTTGAAGATCAACTTACGTCCAAAAAGCAGGGGAGGTTTCCTTTAGTAGAAAACCTCAACGTTGTAAATGCGGAGTTGGAGGAGGCCAGGAAGCAGTTATCCATGCTCCAGGACGAACAGAATGCTATCAATGCCGCCATGAAACCTGGTTCGTCCGCTGATGACTATATGCGTGCCTATTCTGACAGGCCTATGGTCGATTCCAAATTGAAAAAGCAACAAGAAAAGGTTGACGCAATTGAGAAAGAGTGGAGGCAGGCTGAAAAAGCGCTTTCAGATTATGATTCCAAAATTTCTGGCTTAGAAGGAAAGTTGAACCTGGCAAAAGAGGAAGCAGGAGGGCTCCAGCAGAACATGGCAAAGTCCGGCCCTGCCGCCGCCAAAATGGCAAAATCAGTAGATAGAGCGCAAAAGAGCGCAAGCAAATTTTCCTCTCGCATGCGTGAAGTTATCAGAAGTGCGCTTGTATTCACGGTCATTACACAAGGTCTTGCGAAGTTCCGTGAATGGATGGGGAAAGTCATCAAAACAAATGACGAGGCTAGAGCATCTATTGCACGTCTAAAAGGGGCTCTCCTGACACTCGCTCAGCCGATGATTGAGGTCATTATACCAGCATTTACAAGTTTTGTCGATATGTTGGCCCGTATAATTTCAATGGCCGCCCGGATTACTGCTGCGCTTTTTGGTACAACAGCAGAGAAAGCTGCGGACTCCGCTGAAAATCTGTATGAGGAAACAGAAGCACTTGAAAAAACGGGTGAGGCTGCGGAGGAAGCTGGGAAGTCGCTCGCCTCTTTTGATGAAATCAACCAGCTTTCAGGGAGCAGCAATAAAAGCGAAAATCAGGCACAACAGGACCAATCAATCGAGCCAGATTTCTCTATTGTAAAAACCAGTATTCAGGATGCCCTTTCGGCCATCCTTGAGCTACTTACTGGTGCTGCACTCCTTGCAATTGGTGCAATTCTTGTATTTACAGGAGCAAGTATCCCGGTCGGACTCGCCTTGATGGTAGCTGGTGCGCTTGCTATTGTGGATGCTGTTACATCGAATCCAGAAGCTATAAAGGCGTTATTACAAGGAGGGCTTGGTGAGGCCCTTTCTATTATCGGGCCTCTGGTTGCCGTGATTGGCGTTCTTTTGGTTGTTACGGGACATATTCTTATTGGCATTTCGTTAATCATTATGGGCGCAGCAATTTGGGCTACGGGGGCGGCATCTGGCGACGAAGGAGACTTTATCCAAAATATTTTAACAAGACTTTCGGAGGCGGCCGCATTCATTGGTCCCCTGATTGCCGTTTTAGGTGTTTTTCTTGTCATCACTGGACACATCCTACTTGGTGTGGCGTTTATTATCGCTGGAGCAGCCCTTTGGGCCGTGGGTAAAGCCGCAGGCGATGAGGGCGATTTTATACAAAATATCCTAACGAGATTGCAAGAGGCCGCAGAAGTTATTGGCCCATGGATTGCCATAATTGGCATAGTGCTCTTGGTTGCAGGTCAAATTGCCCTAGGAATCGGTTTAATTGTTCTTGGTATTGCGATCTTTGCATTTAGCAAGATGGAAATGGATGGCGGCGAATCGCTAATTGATACTATCGTTTCTGCACTGTCCGCGGCAATGGTAGAAATATCGCCGTACATTGCAATAATTGGCCTCGTTTTGATTCTGGTTCCAGGTATGCAGGGGATCGGCATTGCCTTGCTAGTTGCTGGAATTGGGTTGTTTATTGCTGGTACGGCATTAGCTGCATCCAATAGCACTGAAATGAAAAGTTGGGTTGAAGTGTTGCAGCTTGATCAGGTATCTCAGTGGGTATCTACGGCGCTCCTGCTCGCTGGTATTGCATTAGTGGCAATCGGAGCAATGACGCTTAATCCGTTTTTCTTGCTGGCTGGAATAGCCCTTTTAGGCGGTGGCGTTGCGCTCAAAGCATTAAACAGTAGCGGAAAAACAAGTAGCGGTTCCTTTTCAGCCAGATCCGGCTCAGGCCGAATGTCAGTACCAAGGCTTTCAATTGATGACGTTCCTGCCCTTGCAAAAGGCGCGGTCATACCGCCTAATAAAGAGTTCCTCGCCGTACTGGGAGATCAAAAGAGCGGGACAAATATAGAGGCTCCAACATCTGAGATTGAAGCCGCTGTTGCTCGTGGGATGCAGCGATATGGTGGCGGCGGCTCCAATACAGTTATCTTGGAAATCGACAAGCAGGTGCTTGGTCGCGTATCTTATCAAGCAACTCAGAGCGAAGTTCAGCGTATCGGCGTAAATTTGGTGGAGGGTTAAATGAGCTATATCAAATTGAACGGCATTGAGTTTGACGCAGATGTTGCAATTTCGACTTATAATCGAAGTTTCAATGTACTAGATGGAGATAATGCAGGCCGAGTGCTTTCCGGTCGAATGATACGTGATGTTATTGGAACCTATCTTGGACATAAGATTACAGTGTTTCGCAGAGGAGACAATTACGAAGGTCTGGATACCTTTTGGGACTATCTGTACCAACACTCAGTCGATGATAGCGTTATGTTGGAGGCTGCGGACGGACAGACAACCATCTCCTACGAGGCGTATTATACTAGCGCATCTCAAGACATGGAGAAGGTAGAAGGTAGCGTAAATTATTGGGGAGAAATAGAGGTAAGCTTTGTCCCGATAGACGCACAGGTCAAGCCGTAAAAGGTGAGGATAGGCGATGGCAAACAAAAACAAAATTGTGTATGGCGACAGAGTTTTTGAGGGCAACAAAATTAAAAGCGGAAATCTTCATATTGCAACATCTCTTCTATCTTCCTCTCTGGAAGCCAATACCTTATCTGTCGTAATTGAAACTGAGGACAGAACAATTACAGAGTTTGAACGAAACGCTCCGATTGTCTACTTTTATGATGACGTTCAGACCGGTGTGTTTTATGTGAAATCCATTGACCGGAACGGGCCCAATACATATAAGATATCTGCAACAAGCGCAATTGGGCTTTTATCTGAAAATCAGCATTATGGAGGAATCTACTCTGGCGAGACTGCATCCGAACTTCTTGCTTCCATATGCGGCACAATACCATACGAGATAAAAACAAATTTAGCAGACATAAAATTGTATGGTTGGTTACCTATCGCTACGGCAAGGGATAACTTGTCACAGGTTCTATTTGCAATTGGCGCAACTATTCGAACTGATCTAAATGGAGTTCTTCGGATTGCGGCCCTTTGGGATGGAATTAGCGGGAACCTTGGTTTAGACCGAATGTATCAGGGCCCGAGCGTCACTAACGCGGCCAAAGTAACCCAAGTAATTGTTACGGAACATCAATATATAAAATCTGGTGAGTCATCTACACTTTTTGAAGGGTCTGTAGAAGAAGGGAAAATTGTTACATTTGATGACCCTGTGTTTGACCTGTCTGCATCTGGCTTTACTATTTTAGAGAGTGGGGCCAATTACGCGAAACTAACATCTGGGTCTGGGAAGCTTACTGGAACAAAGTATACGCACAACAAGAGCCAAATCATACGTGATATTGTTTCAGCCAAAGAGCCAAATGTAAAGAAGGTCGAAAATGCTACGTTGGTATCGCTCACAAACTCTGCGGCTGTTGCGGATCGAATGAAAAATTACTATAAGCATGCCCAATCTATCCACGCACCAGTTGTTTATAATGGGGAGTCAACGGGGAACCGTGTGTTAACGTGGGACCCATATAACAAAGAGCCAGTTACGGCTTGCATTGAAAAAGAAGACATTACCATCTCAAACACATTAAAATCAAGTTCGGAGATGCTTGTTGGATATGTACCATTAAAAATAGAGGAAACTGAATTACTCGAAAACCGTGTAGTTCTTACAGGCGCAGGCGAGTGGACTGTTCCTGAAGGGACAACATATGTAAGAGCAGTTTTGATTGATGGTGGGCAAAGCGGCCAACCCGGAGGGAATGGAGAATCTGGTAATATTGCCAGAGCTGCTAGCGATTACTCTAGTAACACTAGTTCTGTACCTGAAAATACATTTGTTTCGACTACAGCATCAGTATCGCTTGGAAGCCAATCGGAAGGGAAAGGTGGAAAGAAAGGTCTTGGTGGCCTTGGAGGTAGAATTTTCCAGTCATCGCTCGATGTCGTGGGCGGTCAAAAAATAGCGTATTCTTGTGGCAAAGCAACTGGCTATGGAGGGGAAAGTGTCACAACATTTGGATTGCTTTCGTCTGTCAGTGGGAATCGAAATAACCTTGGATATGTTGATACAGTTACAGGAGAAACATATGCTTTAGCAGGAAAAGATGGAATGGATGGAGGAGATGGTGGAGGCCCTGGTGAGCCTGGCAAGGATGCTGGATCTGCAAAAGGCGGAGAAGGAATAAGCCAGAGAGAATACTCTGACAGAAAAACATTCTCAGGAAGCAATATTAATACTCTTTGGTTTAATGCAGAGGCAAATTGTGAGGCAGATTGTGGTGGTGCGGGAGGCGGTGGCGCAGGAGGAAACGGAGAAAATGGTGGCCCTGCAATAATAGCCACCAAAGCCAATGTAAATTTTAAAGGGCCAAGCTCTGGCGCAGGCTCATCTAATGGAGCAGACGCAGAGGGGGAGGCATATCAACATGGAGGTGGAAGCGGTGGAAAAGGTAAAGATGGAGAGAATGCATCATCGTATGGTTCAGGCGGAAGCGGTGGAAGCGGTGGTGGCGGCGCTGGAGTATGTGGATCGGTAAGACTTTCAGTAACCAATAAACGAAAATGGTCTAATCGTGCAGGCGGAGACAGTAAAACAGAAGATCTTACTGTTCGGTGCGATGCCGACATTTTTGTAAAAAAGGCTTCAGTTGTAACTGGTGGAGCAGGAGGAAACGGGGGAAGCTCAATGGATGGATGCATTATTTTGTATTATGGCGTTCCCCAAAAGATAGTCTCCGGCCCAGTGAAAGATAAAAATGGCCGCGTTGTTCTGGACAAGCTTGGCCGTCGGCTAATTGTGTGAGGTGAGAAAATGGAACTGACTCTGGAGGAGCGTGTAGCGGCACTTGAGCGGGAATTATCATCCAGAGAAGCGGCAGAAGAACCAACCGAATACTACACCAGCAAATACAGCGGTGAGGAGATCGATGCCCTTCTGGACAAGGTGGCCGCTATGGATGGGGGCGGGACATAATGCTCAGCATGACAAATTGGTACATCTGCACCCCGCCTAAATTTTGCCTCGGGTTTGAGGGCGACAATGGGGCTGTAGCCTTCGAAATCTCCACCGACCTCCCAGACGAGTGGGACTTAAAGGTGGATGTGGAGAAGGATGGTCAGAAGAATATTATCCAGCTCCAGCGCGTCGGGCAAGTATACTCCGCCTTGCTGACGGCCTCCATGCTGGCTGATGACGGCCAGTATTTAATGCAGGTCAGGGGTACACTCGGGGAGCAGGTGCGGCACAGTAATATATTCTACGCAACGGTCCATGACTCCATTAACGCTGTAGATGCTTTCCCGCCTCCCCTGCCCTCCGAATTTGAGCAGATGGAGGAGCGTATCACAGAGCTGAACCAGCATCCCCCGAGGCCCGGCCTGGATGGATTTTGGGAGATTTGGAACCCAGACAGTGGCCAGTATGAGGCGTCGGATATCCCTTTACCGGAGGGTGGAGGAGGTACATCCTACAACATCGGGCACGGGCTAAAGCTGGACAGAGACACAAGGACGTTATCTGTGGACACAGTAAACGGCTTTGACGAAGGTGATAATACGCTCCCCATTACCGCAGCAGCGGTCCAGGAGACGGTAGGCAATATCGAAATCCTGTTAGGGACAATTTGAAAGGTGGGAAAGCATGAGTGTAGCAACTGAAATCAGCAGAATCCAAACAGCGCGGAACGCTATCAGGTCAAAGGCCGTTGAACTGGGTATTGGCACAGGCACGGACGATCTGACCAAGCTGGCCGCAGAGATTGAGGCAATCGAGAACAGAGGCGCGGTATCTGCCACCGTCCAAGAGGGCGATACATATACCATCCCCAAAGGCTACCACAACGGAAGCGGAACGGTTTCTGGGGTGTCCGGCGGCGGAAACTATAACCTCCAGAGCAAGACTGTCACGCCAACCAAGTCCCAGCAGAATGTGACGCCCGACCCCGGCTATTATGGCCTGTCCGATGTGACAGTAGCCGCCATCCCCGGGAACTACCAGGACGTATCCGCCGTTACGGCTACCGCCGCTGACGTATTGACTGGCAAGGTGTTTGTGGACAAGGCAGGCAAGACCACCACAGGTACCATGCCAAACAACGGGGCGGCAACTGAAACACTGACCCCGGAAAAACTGTCTTACACCATCCCGAAGGGGTATCACAGCGGGACGGGAAAGGTGCAGATCACCCCGGAGACGAAGAGTGTTACGCCCAACAAGTCTGTCCAAACGGTAGAGCCTACGGACGGGAAGGTGCTCACGTCCGTTGAGGTAGCGGCCATCCCGGAGGCTTATGTGGACACCTCTGACGGCACAGCGGTTGCCGGGGATATCCTTAATGGCAAGACCGCTTACGCAAAAGGCGCGAAGGTCACTGGCTCAATGGCAAACAATGGGGCAGTATCCGGGGAGATTGACGGCTTGACCACAACCTCCTTTGCCGTCCCTGCTGGTTACACCACCGGAGGCTCGGTGAGCCTGACGGGCGACATTGAGGAGGCCCTGGCGGCCATTTGACGGGAGGTGTGACATGAGTATCCAGGGAGAAATTGACCGACTGTCCGCTGCTAAGGCAAGTATCGCAGCGTCACTACAGGCTATGGGCATAGAACCCCCGGAGGGCACCACACTGGAGCAGTACGCCGCCCAGTTAGCCGCTATCGCCACGGCTGCGCCCTGGCTCTCAATCCCCGGCGGCGGCACGATGCAGATGGGGGAGAGCCTGGGCGAAGGGCCGTACACCATCGAAGTAACCGAAGACGGAGAGGGCGGCGACCTCTCCGCCGAACAGGTGGGCTACAGCAACACGGGTAGCGGCCTGGAGGCTACAAACGTGCAGGGGGCGATCGACGAGCTGGCGGGCAGAGGTAGCAGCGGTGTGATCACCTTCAACGGACGATCTGGTGCAGTTGTCCCCCAGGAGGGGGATTACACGGCTAATATGGTTGGGGCTTTACCCAACAGTACAAAGCTGGCAGACCTACCAACAGACGAAAGCCACAGAACAGTAAGCGATACAGAAAAAAGCGCTTGGAACAGCAAAGGAGATCCGGCCAAGAGCACCACAATTACTCTGCTGTCCAGCGGGTGGACGCAAGGTGGGAACGGAAGGTACAGCCAGACGGTTTCCTGCTCCATTGTGGCGGCAGACACAGCGGTAGTGAGTGTAGACGTAGCGCTGAGTGGTACAGATTTGGACGCGGACGCAGAGGCGCTGAACGCCTGGATGGGGCCATCAGCGCAGAACGCCGTGCAGGGAGCTGGGACACTGACCTTTTACGCGGCAGAGGCCCCGGCCGTCAACATCCCGGTCAATGTGGGGGTGGGATGATGGTGTTCTTGCATAGGGGCGGCCCAACTGGGGATATGGGGATCTCTGCTGGTGATTTGGAGATAGGACAGGTAGTACATCTAAATGAAAGCGGGGTCCCGATTGACTATCTGGTAGTACATCAGGGCATACCGTCCAATCTATATGATGCATCGTGTGAGGGGACATGGTTGCTACGGAAGGACATCCGTGAGATGGGACCGTTTAACTCTGGTGGAGGAAATGCGCTTCCTGGTTCCAGCATTTTGAGCACTATGTCTGGATATATGAAGGACTACGATTTGCCAGTTCAAGCAGCCATTAAAACTGTGAAAGTGCCGTATTGTGTTTGGAATGGTTCTGCTACAGTTAACAGCGGAGAAAACGGTCTGCAATGCCGAGTATTTCCAATAAGCGGATATGAAATTGGATTAAATAACAGCCTGTCCTCATACCTCCCAATAGATGGAGCAAAACTATCTTACTTTATTGATGGTGATGGCGCTGATGCTAGGAGCAAAAGAATTGCGAAATTCAACATGACGAATGGGCTTTACTGGACACGTTCTCCATCAAATGCGAATAATGTTGGTAATTGGTACATCTCCGTTGATGGAAGTTATGGTAATGGCTATTCCTATAATTCCTACGGTATCCGCCCCGCCTTAATCCTCCCTTACGACTTTAAATTCCTAAAATCAGAGGTGTCCTGATGGTATATGTATCGCGCTTTTTTGTTCCTGCTTCAAGCGGTATTTCTGCGGGCGACCTTGAGGTCGGAAAGATTGTGCGGCTCAACGAGAAAGGAACCCCGGTGGACTATCTGGTGGTTAACCAGGGGATACCGGAGGACAGCCCTCTTTATGATGCGTCCTGCGAAGGGACATGGCTATTGAGGAAAGACATTTCTGAAAATCGGATATGGGATTCCGGAGAAGTCAACAACCTGGAGCAATCCGATATCCAGAGCTGGCTAAACGGCACAATGCTTTTGAAGTACGATTCTAACATTAAGTCGGCCCTCAAGCAGGTTAAAATCCCGTATCGGCAGGAAGGCGGAATAGGAGGAACAGACAGCACCGGAGCAAATGGGCTGTCTTGCAAGATTTTTCTGCTGTCCGGCTATGAAGTCGGATGGAGCACCATTACGAGCCCATACTTCCCTGTAGATGGTGCAAAACTGACCTACTTCGAGTCCGGCACAAATTCATTAGCCAACAGCAAACGGGTTGCAAATCGAAATGGTAATGCTGAAAACTGGTGGCTCCGCTCTCCGTACACCAACGATGCCAACTACGTGTGGTATACCCGAACTAACGGTGACAGCAGCATCTGGAGAGCAAACACTGACGCAGGCATCCGCCCCGCTTTGATCCTTCCTTACGACTTCCAATTTACCAAAAAGGAGGTGTCGGCCTGATGGTGTTCTTCATGTCGAGAGGGCTACCCTCCAACAAAACATATGACCCTGTGTTTGCAAACAATGACTGGGCCGCTATCATCGAGGCATGCCACGCCAATGAGGTGCCGGACACCTGGGTAGCTGATGGCTCCTGCTACAAGGACATGGACATCGGCGGCAAGGCATACCGTATCGACATCATCGGGAAGAACCACGATGATCTGTCAGACGGGACGGGCAAAGCACCGCTGACCTTCCAGATGCACGACTGCTACGATACCACCTACCAGATGAACAGCAGCAACACCAATGCGGGCGGCTGGCGGGATTGCCAGATGAGGACGCAGACCATGCCCGCGTTGAAAGCCCTGCTTCCGGCGGAGGTTCAGGCGGGGATAAGAGCAGTTAACAAACTGACCAGCGCAGGGAATCAGAGCCCAATCATTGTGACCACCAGTGATGACTTATTCTTGCCATCTGAAGTCGATGTTTTTGGATATACCCAATACTCTTTCGCCGGAGAGGGCACCCAGTATGACTACTACATGATAGGAAACAGGACAGCAAAAAATATAAATGGTAATTTAAACGCATGGTGGACTCGCTCTCCAAACGCTACAAGATCGGATATCATTTTACTTATAGGCATCAATGGAGGGATTGGAGGCACAAACCCCATTAACTCGTATGGAGTCCCCTTCTGCTTCTGCTTCTAGGAGGTAACATGTACTTAAAAATCGGCGAAAAGCAATACAGTGTCTCCCGCCGGGTTGTGACAGAGGATACCATCAAATATCTTTCGGTCAAGCCATCGCCCGGAGAGGTGACAGGCAAAATCCAGATGTACCGGGATGATGGGTTTCTTTTGTCAGAGGATGATGCAGGGAACTATACCCAGCAGACCTACGCTGGTACGCTGCTGACCCTGACCAACAAGCCAGTCCCAGAGCCAGCTCCCCAACCGTCAGCGCCAAACATGCAGTCACAGTACGCCGCCGCTATGAGGGCCTACGCGGCCACCAGCGTGGCCATACCGGACACCTACGCCCTGGACATGCCCGATCTGTTTCCGGCGTGGGAGACTGTTTTGGAGGCAGGAGAGGAGCTCCCGGCGGGCCGTATCCTCAACGACGGCGGCCAGCTCTACCGGGTGGTGCAGGCGGTAACGCCACAGGCGGAGATGCCCCCGCACGACGACGGCATGCTCGCCATCTACCGGCCCATTGACCGGGAGCACGCGGGCACAGCGGACGACCCCATCCCGTGGGTGTACGGCATGGACTGTTATGCGGGCAAGCACTACAGCTACAACGGGAAGGTCTACAAGGTGGCCGAGGGCGGGGACATGATTCCCTGCACATGGCCGCCCGACAGTCCCGGCATGTGGCAATGGGTGGAGGTGTAGCACATGGCTATCATTGTAAACGGGAAAAAAGTTGCCGGTCTCGGCCTGCCCGGTAAGGACGGAGCTCCAGGAGCAGACGGCAAGGATGGTGCACCTGGAAAATCCGCCTATCAGGCGGCAAAAGAGAAAGGATATACCGGAACCGAAGAGGAGTTTAACACCGCTCTGGCTGGTATGCAAAGTGCTCCATTCCTGCCACTGGCTGGTGGGACCATGAAGTCAGGCGCTACTATCCAGGGTACAGATAGTTTATCTATCATTTCGCCGCAACAGATTCAAATTGCGACAGGCAGTACGGCAATCAGAATTACGGGAAACACAATTGTTTTAGGTGGGGATAGTGCAAACACGTCTTTCTTTGGCACACTTAATATGGGTGGATACCCAATTAAATCGGTACCCTCTCCAGTTGACTCAGCGGACGCTGCCAACAAGCAGTACGTGGACGAGCACGCGGGGGCGAGGGTTATTTTGGGGAGCTATGTGGGGACGGGGACCCACGGGGCGAGTAACCCTAATCATATAACCTTAGCCGAACCCTTTAAACTACTCTGTATTTATGGGATTCAACATACGGATTCGTATACAAGTATCAGCGATTCTGATATTTGTAATATTATTCCAAGCAGTATTATCCCTACTGAGTATACAAGCGGCTTTGGTTTTGGCATGGGCTACAATTATAATCCAAGAGATACTTACGGTAAAAAATCGGCGGATGGAAAAACTTTTAGTTGGTATTATGACCTTAGCCCGTCTGGTGCAGAAAGTGTGCAATTTAACCAATCTGGAACTGTATATCACTACTACGCCATAGTTTAGAAATAAGAGGTGAATTAAATATGACCATCATCCAAATTGACCCGCTGGAGACCGGCCAGCACCCGATCCAGAGCCAGAGCGGGCGGCGCGCCTGCTGGCTGGATGGCTACATAGAGGTGCCCTCCCACCTCCATGACGCGGTGTGGGCGACCTATGGCTGGTGTGACCTCCAGATTGAGGAGGGCAAGCTGGTGGGTGTCACGCCCACGGAGCGGCCCCCAGAGCCCGAGCAGGAGCCCCAGCCGCCCCTCGCAGAGGACATCACTCTGGACATGCTGGCCGACCATGAGGAGCGGCTTTGCATGTTGGAAATCACCACTAATACTGTTTAAGAAAGAAGGGGAAGGACATGAACACGGTATTTAATCTCTGTAAACTGCTTATTGACCGGGGCCGCACCGACGGGCTCCAGGACAAGATGGATGTCTATCTCGCCGCCGACCGGCTCACCCCGGAGGAGTACCAAGAGCTGGCCGGGCTACTGGCCCCGGAACAGTAATCAACAGCGGGATCGCTGGATAAAAGGATGTGAATCAAATGAGTAAGATCATTACATATGTCCCGCTCTCCTCTGTGGAGCGGATTGAGCTGAGAGTTACCAACTGCCGCAAGACACTTTCCCAGGTCAAGGAAGAGACTGGTGCCCACTATGTGTTGAATGGCGGCATGTGGAACCCAGACGGCTCGGCCTGCCCGCTGCTCAAGGTGGGCGGGGTAATGCGCTCCGGCACGCCCTGGAGGGCGATGGGCTACGCCTGGGATAAGGGCCCAGACATCCGCATGACCTCCGAGTACGAGGGAGCGGCCAACTTTATCGCTGTGACCGCCCTCGTTACCTCCGGTAAGCCGGTGGATAATCCCTCCTACGGATCAGCCCAGGGAGGCAAGCGGGGGCGCAGCGCCATTGGCCTGCGGGGTGGCAGTCTGGCCCTCTACTGCTCCTCGGATGGCGCCCATGCAGCCACGCCGGAAACTCTGCGGGACGAGCTGGCCGGGCTGGGCTGGTCCTCCGCCGTCATGCTGGATGGGGGCGGCTCCAGCCAGTGCGACTTTGGCGGAGAGCGCATCACCGCCAGCCGCAAGGTGCACAACTGGATTTGCGTGTATCTCAAGCAGGCGGAGCAGACACCGCCGGAAGAGGAGGACAAGCCTATGAGCAAGCACACTGTATGCCTAGACCCTGGGCACGGTCCGGGCAACGTCAACGGATCCCCGGACGGCACCTACAAAGAGTGGGAGTTTACGTGGGATATGGCCCAGCGCGTCAAACCGCTGTTGGAGGCCCAGGGGGTGGGCGTGGTGCTCACCAAGACAACGGACAACTACCCCAGCCTGACGGAGCGGGCCAACATCAGCAATAAAGCAAAGCCGGATTGCTTTGTGAGCATCCACACCAATGCTGGACAGGGGAAAGGATGGTCGAGCGGATCTGGGCTTGAAATCTACACCAGCGCCGGGCCCATGACGGCACAGCGCAATGTGCTGGCATCCAAGCTGGTCAACGCGTTCCACGCCGCCGGGGTGGCTTTGAGAAGTGAGCCTATCAAACACAACATCGAATTGACCGTGCTCGCCAAGACCGACGCCCCCGCTTGCCTGATTGAGTACGGCTTCCATACCAATAAGACCGACGTGGAGTATCTCAAAGATACCAAGTACCGGGACAAACTGGCCGAGGCCACCGCAAAGGGAATCTGTGACTGGCTGGGCGTGGCCTGGCAGGGCGAAACGGGAGCGGACAACGCGGAGGATACCCCGGACGTTTGGGCCGCTGAGGCGTGGCAGAAGGCCAAGGACAAGGGCGTACTGGACGGCACCCGGCCCCGCGATAATATGACCCGGCAGGAGTTGGCCGTCGTGCTGGATCGGTTGAATCTGATTTGATGGAGGTACATATCATGGACATTTCTTCTTTGGGTATCACCGGAGTGGCGGTCATCACTGTAATCTGCTTCCTCGTCGGCCAGGTGGTCAAGGCCACTGGACTGGACAATAAGTGGATTCCCATCATCTGCGGTGCGTTTGGCGCGGCGCTGGGCATCCTCGGCATGTTTATCATGCCCGAGTTCCCGGCCAGTGATTACCTTACCGCCGCCGCCGTAGGCATTGTGAGCGGCCTCGCGGCCACTGGTATCAATCAGGTCTATAAGCAGTTGACTAAGGAGGGCTGATGCCCATGGAGTGGGTAGGCCCACTGATTTCCGGCGCGGCGGTCGTCCTGGTGGCAATCATTGAGGCGGTCGCCGCGAGGGAGCGGAAACGCATCAAATCTGACAACCAGAAGAGCGATGCCCTTATGAATGGGGTACAGGCTCTGCTAAGACGCGAAATCATTGCCGAGTACAACCACTACTCCGAGCAACGCTATATCCCGATTTATGGGATGGAGAACGTGCTGGACATGTACAATGCCTACAAGGAGTTGGGTGGGAATGGGATGGCGGCAAAGCTGGTCGAGGCCCTGAAACAACTGCCAACGGAGCCGCCGGAGGTCGAAAGGACGTGAGTGAATGAGCGCAAAGGTGAAGCTGCCCCCAGAATTGGCGAACCTCTTGCGCTCAGAGCTGGAGACGGCCATCTATGAAGCCGCCCTGCACCGGGACGATGAATTGATCGCCAAGCGCCGTATCATCGACAAATGGGCGGAAATGGACATTGCGGCGGAGCTTGGATGGGAGCGGTCCACGGTATCCAAGCATATCCCGTACATACTGAATGAAGTGAAACGGGTGGCAAACAGAATAACAAAGTTAAAAGGAGTCGGGAATTAACCCGGCTCCTTTTGCTTTGTCCATTTCATTAAGTCTTCGCAATCCTTTTCCATTCTTGTGTAACTCTCAATGTTTCGAATACTTCGCATCGCGCAAAAACCACACACCAACGCGCAAATAATCCCGCCTACGATTGAAAACATCCGCCCGGATACAACACCCCATACAAAATTACCAGAACCGTATGCTACAGCAAATAAACAGAAAAGAATCAATAACTTGCAATTTCTGATTTCCTTTTTATACATCCATATCACCTCTATGTAATTTAATTATATGCTAAAATCCTGAATTTGCAAGGGGAATCAACCTCCGGTCAAATATAGTCACAAAAAGTCACATAAATCGAACAGGACTAACACAAGTACCCCTCTGGAACGCCACCCAGCCGGGGTATTTTTATGCGACAATATAGACATGGAGGACGTGAGGATACAGGGTTGGTACACGTCGCCGCCCTCCTCACGGACTCCTTATTTTATGGACAAGGACGTGTTGGATATGACTCTAATCGAGAGAATGGTAGCCGCTGGCATGTCCCGCGATTGTGCCGCCGAAACAGCGATGTGGTACATGGCACAGGGAGATGACGAGGGCCTAGAGGATTACGTAACCGCATTGGAGGCGGGGAGGGAGGCGCGTCAGTATGGCGTTTCCTAATTACACATACCCGGCTTATGGGGCCTACAATCCTGTTACCCCGTTTGCTCCGGCTCCACAAGTATATCAGCCCCAGCAACCTACTCAGCAACCCTCACAGACCATTCAGCCACAGAGTAATGTAAACACACAGCCCGCTTTTTTCTGCCGTCCTGTGGCCTCCAGGGAAGAAGCGCTGGGTGTTCCGGTTGACTTCATGGGTGCTCCCATGTTTTTCCCCGACCTCGCTCATAATGTGGTCTATATGAAACGATTCAATACCAATACCGGAGCTGCTGATGTGTTTGAGTTCCACGGCCAACAGCAGGCAAAAGAACAGCAGGCAGAGAACCCGGCCCCCGCTTTTGCACCGCTGGATGAATTTATGGACATGAAGGACACCATCAACAATCTGAAAGACGAGATAGAACGACTGAAAAAGCCCACGTCTGGCGGAAAGGCAGGGAAAAAGAATGATGCCTCCGATGAATAATCCCATGATGGCCATGCTCCAGATGGCGCGGAACGGCGGGAATCCCATGCAAATGCTCCAGCAGATGGCTGGACAGAATCCGCAGGCAGCTCAAGCTATGCGGCTCATTCAAGGGAAAAACCCGCAGCAGCTTCGCCAGACTGCGGAAAACATGGCAAAACAGAGGGGAACCTCCGTTGAGGAAATTGCACGGCAACTAGGTATACCCATGAAATAAAATAGAGCACTTCTTTTCAGTTTTTCGGTGTCTTGACAAAAAACCGCTCTTTGGAAACATCCGGGGAGCGTACGGCCCCGATGTAATAACTGACAAAGGAGTATATACAATGGATAACGATTTTGCGACTGGCTATGCTCTTGGCTCCGACTCCAACGGCGGCAACTGTAACAATGGCGGCTTTTGGGGTGGCGATGGCTGGTGGGCTATCATCATCTTCGCCATGATTTTTGGCTGGGGCCGCGGCGGCTTCGGTGGCTTCGGCGGCGGTGGTGCCAGCACCGATCCCGGCCTCCAGGGATTGGCTACTCGCGCCGATGTCAATGAGGCCATTGCCTTCAATGGTGTGGAGCGCGGCATCTCTGCTATCCAGCAGGGCATCTGTGACAGCACCTATGCCCTGAACAACAGCATCACCAGCGGCTTCAACAACACCAATGTGGCGCTGCTTCAGGGCTTCAACGGTGTCCAGTCTCAGATGTGCAACATGGCCGCTCAGGCTCAGGATTGCTGCTGCCAGACCCAGCGCGCCATCGACGGCGTGAACTACAACATGGCGACCAACACCTGCGCCATCCAGAATACCATCCAGGGCAGCACCCGCGATATTCTGGAGAACAACAATTCCAACACCCGCGCCATTCTGGATTTCCTGACTCAGAGCAAGATTGATTCTCTCCAGGCGGAGAACCAGTCCCTGAAGCTGGCCGCCTCTCAGGCCAACCAGAACAGTTATCTGACCGCCACTCTGGACGCTCAGACCTCTGAACTGATTCGGCGCATCAATCCCATGCCCGTGCCCGCTTACCAGGTGCCCGCCCCCTATCCCTATTGCGGGACCTACAACAACGGCTGCGGTTGTGGCTGCTAAACTTACGAGGAATCCTCGTAAGTTGGTCTTCCGGCTTTGCCGTGACTATTTCGGGGCGGCGGGCTAAGTGTCTGCCGCCCCTGATTTTTGGAGGTATTTTATGTCTTGTAAGCCTGTTTGCCGCCTGTGCGACAACCTGGTGCTAAGCCAGGCGGTCACCTTTACTGGCGGGAATCTTGAAATCAATCTGCCTGCCGGTGCCTACAACAACGGCGGAAAGTATTGTATTGTGGTAGCTCAGTCCATCCCGGCCACAACTACCATCAATGCACCTGTGTACATTACTATTGGCACTGGGACAGAGCTATATCCCCTTACCAAGCGTAACTGCGCTCAGGTGACTGCCTGCGGAATCCGCACCCGTACACGCTACTCCGTATGCGTTACGACTACCCCCACCGGCGGCTCGTTCCGCATGTTGGGGCAGCCCTGCTGCTCTCCCAGTAACAATCTTGCCAGTATTGACGGCGGTGCTGCACCCGCCCCTACGGCGTAAGGAGGGGTCAAAATGAAACGATCTACTCGGATGATGCTCATGTCCAGTGGCAACAATCGCCGCTACAACGACGGACGGAGCTACGACAACTACGATGTCGATGATAAGTTTCGTGACCGCCGTGGCCGGGAGCATTACGACAATGGCCGTTATGCACCGCGCTCTGAGATGATGGAGCCGGAGGATCGGGGCTATCGCCGTTACTCTGATGGGCGTTTTGCCCCACGGAACGATGGCGGTATGTGGGTAGAGAGCCGATACTGGGATGATCGGATGTACGGTCCCCGGTCTCACTACGGCTACCCCTACGTCCCCCCGGTCTATCGGGAGGATGGGAGCGCATACACAGAGCGACGGGAGATGAATCGTCCCATGAACAAAATCGGATTCGCTATCTCTGGCGAAGGTGAAATGAGGACTCCGAGAGAGTTTGACCATGACTACCGCATGGACGAGATGGCATACAGAAAAGGTGGAGAACATATGACAGGTTATGGGGCATCTTCCAGCTATATTCCTTTCACCAAGGAGATGGCCGATGAATGGTCTAAGCATATGGACAACGAGGATGGCACTCGCGGCGCTCACTGGACGCTAGAGCAGGCCAAGCAGGTCATGGCCCAGCACGGGATTGAGTGTGATCCGGCACAATTTTGGGTGGCTCTCAACATGATTTACTCAGACTATGTTAAAGTAGCCAAGAAGCACGGTGTCGGTGATAAGATTGATTTTTACGCTGACATGGCAAAATCGTTCCTCTGTGACAAGGACGCACCGGAGGACAAACTGGCCCGCTACTACGAGTACATCGTGAGGGGCTAAACAAAGGGCGGGGGCAATAGCCTCCGCCTTTTTAGAGCTACTTATTGATATTATACGTGTATTTCATTATTCCTATATTGCTGATCTATTGCATAATTTATTCTTAAAAGCATTGAAACTACTTGATTTCTACTTGAATGGGGTTCAAGAGGCCGCTGGTTCGAATCCAGTCACTCGGACCAAAAAGTGCTGAGATTTTGGAGTTTTCCAAATTTCTCAGCACTTTTTTATTTTACTAAATTTTAAAAAACCGTGTAATATATCATGCTATTGCTGATCTATTGCATAATAGATTTAGAGCATATCGGTTACCCTTCTAAGGTCCTCAAAAGATACATCCTGATAGTGACGAAGCATTTCGGAAGATGTATGCCCCATAAGCTCTAGTTTATCCTTATCTGCACCTGGTACTCGCTTCATCAAAGTTGCAAAGGTGTGTCGGCAACTGTGTGGAGTATACTTGCGGCGCTTTACGCCGCCTTCGTCGATAATGGGGTTATCTACACCACATCTTTCTAATACACCGTAAAAAAGCGCTCTATAGGCCGATATGCCGATTTGAGAGCCGTCCTTCGCACAAAATATAGGTCCGGCTATTTTGTCTTTAACTAGGCGGTCTATAATAGGCTGGATTTTAGGGGAAACAGTAACAACACGATCCCGTCCGGCGTCAGTTTTTGAGCCACCGACAAAAGCTCTCTCAGTCCGGTTATAGTCTTTTGCATCCAAAGCCAAGAACTCAGACGGTCGAAATCCCAGATAGCAATGGCAAAGGATATAGTCTGCACCCGAAACGCCTCCGATGGCCTGCTCAATGGATTTTACGGCCTCCAAGGGTAGCCCCTCTTTCCCCGATCCTTCTTCGCCTCCTACAATTAGGTATTGCCCCATATTAAGCTTTGCCATATTACGCGGGATTGCGTATTTGTAGACCAACCCGGCCAGGGCTTTCATGTTCTCTTGTGTTCGCTTTCCTTTTCCGCAGCTATCTAGGCATTCCTGCAAATCGTCCACGGTAATGTCGGAGAGGCGTTGGTGCCAAATGGGCTTGAAATACTTGTTTGCGGCCCGATAGCAGTCCATGGTAGACTTTCCGGCGCGGTGTGTAGGCTCCCATGCCTCGTAGAGCTGCAAAAAGGTTGTGGGACGCACTTTATCTTCCTTCCCCACTAGGGGTAGATATTCTATTGCCTCTCGTTTTGTACGGAAGCCAGATTTTGAGCGAGTGATACGCTTCGTAGTACCGTCTGGAAGCGGTTCATACCCTATTGTTTTAACCGCGATCCATTTCTTGTTGGGCAATTGGTATACAGAACCCTGACCATTACCGCGGCCTTTTGGATTTTGCCGGACATTTTGCGCTGCACCGCAATACATGCAAAATTTGCTCCCGTCGGGTATTTCTGCCCTGCACTTTCTGCATTTCACTTGCAAAAACCTCCTATTCTTGATAGAATAAAAGGGCAGTGAGCCCGTCAAAACTTACTGCCCTCTATGTGAGCCGTCCCTGGTGTTGGTAGCACCGGGGGCGGTATTTTTATTGCGCTTTTTTCAGCTTCTCCATTTCGCGGTTCAGCTTCTTCACCATAGCCTCCAGGGCAGTGATCCGGGTGTCCATGACCTCCATGTCGTCCAGGCGCTCCAGTTTCTCCAGGATGGCGCTCTGGCCCTCTGCGAGCAAATTAAACCGCTTTTCAAATTTGGTTTCCATCATCATTACGGTGTTTTTGGTGATGCGCTGTTCAGCGTCCGCGATAATGGATTGGATTGCCTGCAAATCTTTTTCGTCCAGCATACTATATCTACCCTTTCTATTTACTGCAACGGCATGCCCGCCTTGTCCCGGAAACTGCCTACGGCGATCATAATGATGTCGATAATCCAGCCGACTCCAAGACAACCAGCAGTCAACAACCAGATAATTCCGGTTCCGAGTTTCCCGACATAAAAGCGGTGTATCCCAAGACCGCCAACGAAAATAGACAGGAGCAGAGCGACGGTTTTACTCTTATAGGGGTAATCGCTTCCATTGTTATTGATAATTACCTGAGACGGGTCTTGCCTGAGCGCCTCGATTTGTTTTCCGCACTTAGGGCAAACAACACAGTCAATGTCGATGCGCTCGCCACAATATTTACAAAACTTTTTGGGCGATTCGGGTGGAGTGGTCTGGCCGACTTCTGGGTTAGTCCCGTTGATAGCTTCATTTTCCATATCCCATTCTCCTCTCTATTTTACCGCACTCTGGCGGTTCTTTTACGCTCATGCAAAAGTCCGATAATCCGTGCATTATATCGGAAGCGATCAAACGCGCACAGAAAATTTACACTTCTTTTTTGGTGATATTCCCATCTTGAAAAATGGAACTAATGTTCTATAATAATAGTCAACAGAAACAAATTTTCCAGCATCGACAAAACCTGACAGAATATAAGGTAAACAGGGCGTATAGTGCAAACAGAGGCTACAAAATGTGCCAAAATTAGAAAAATTACATAGTTCTGATTGGGAGTGGCAAAAACTGGGAGGATGGTGCAGAATGACGCCGAAAGAAAAATTGCTAGAGTCGATCGAAAGGCTTATATCCGCAATGGACGAGGAAAAATTAAAAAATGTTTACCAGTTTGTCCTGCACATTTCTAAATAGCACCGATACCATGCCGTCCCCTTATTCGGGGGACGGCTTTTCTTTTTGCATTTCTTCTACAAGCATATTCGCCATATCGGCCAACATTTGCCATTGGTCAACGGATAATCTTGACATAACCGAAATTAGACGGTGCTTAAAGTCTGGCTCACCATTGAGCAGGTCGCCGAAAAATGCGGAAAGCTCCTCGTTCCGACTCCTCTGCAAAAACATTGGTTCCGCCCCGTTCTTTAACCAGTCCTCATTTACGTTGAACTCTCGGCAAATAAGATCCACAAACAGTGGCTTTGGCTCCACCTTGTTAAGTTCTATATTCGTAATTGCTCCCCGCGTAACTCCGAGCCTTTTACCAAATTCTTCTTGCGAAATCCCCAGTGCCAAACGCACAGCTTTAATTCGTTCATTCACATGATCACCCCCTTGCTACATTAGATATTATACTATTCATTTTCTGTATTGTCAATACAAACAAAGTAATATAATTTCAAAAAATGTATTGACAATACGAAAAAATAGGTGTAGAATGTATCCAGAAAACGAATGAGAGGGGTGACAATATGAGCGAAAAAGAGCGCAATATTGCCGAAAGCCTGACGCGTGCTTGTGAACTTCTTCCCGACGGAAAGAAAGAGTATTTGATCGGGTATGCAGAAGGCGTAGCAGCTATGGCGGAGAAGGCCAAGGAGCACACCAATGGAGAAAAAGAAGCCCGCCCCTGACGGGGCGGGGAAGGAGGTAAGTGGGGTGAAGATCATCATTGAGGCTGATTCTAAAGAAATTGCTGACCTCGTACTTACACTACAAGGCCAGCAGAATCAAGATGAAATTGCTAAGAACTATGCGATAGATATCTTTGGAAACAAATACCTCAATTACGAAAGTGGGGGCCGTGGATGTTCCAATGGATAGCTTTAGCTTTTGCTGGTTTTGAAATTGGGTACATATTTATTTACTGGCTCTTTGATGAGGAAATAAATGCGACAACGGTTTCTGTGCTTTCCGCAATAACGATTTTTTGGATAGCAATGCATTTCCTTGTTTCATAAATTTAATGGAGCACAACAAAAAGCGCCCCGGCCAGTGCACCACCACCGACCAGGGCATGACACCACGTACCGAAGCTACGAGGTATCGGAGACAGTATATCACATCCTCCGGCCTCTGGCAAGATTGGAGGATTTTTTATGACCAAAGATGGACAGCTCAACGAGAGCAGCACTAAGCGGGAGATTGAGAACCGCTTCGCAAATGCACGCCGCGTCATGGACGACCTATGCCGGGCCTATTACGGGATGACTTGGGACGAGCATGAGCGGCTGCACGGAAAGGGAGGGAAAGAGAATGGCGACAATGACGCTGGATGATATCAAATCCATGGATCGGGAAATGCTCACTCCGGCCATTGTTGGAAAGATAATCGGATGTGACCCGTACTACATAAGCCTGCAAGCGAGGCAGCGACCTGAACTGTTGGGATTTCCCGTACATGTTCATGGGACACGGACGCTGGTTCCGCGCCGAGCATTCATCCGATGGATGGAAGGAGGGAGCGCAGTATGAACGAACCAAGAAATGAACGGGAGAGACGCGCAAAGGCGTACAGCTACCGGGCCTACCGCCGCCGGGTACAGCAGGCGCAGGCGATGGCCCAGCGGGTACAACTGGCGGTGGTTGCCGGAGCGGCGCTGGTGCTGGCTGTTCTGGTGGCGGTCAGCCTATGAAGAAACAACTGATCGTGACCACTGTATACCTATTCTTTTTGTTGGCGCTGGTTGCACTAGTTGAAATCATCTGGAACCAGGAGCCGGAGCAGCCAGCCATTGAAACTCCGGCGGCAACCACCACCCCGACCCCCACGCCCACCGGCCCGCTCACCATCCAGATCACCGAACTGGAGGGGGCGGAGAGCATCGACGATGTGTGGGCGACGATTACCATCCCGAA